CGCAGACACTTATGACATTCAATTTGACGTAAAATACAAGGATTATGCAAAACCTTCACTTGATAATAAAAATGCTTGTATAACAAAATTTAAACCAACTGTTATAAGTAATTTTGAATTTGGAAATTTATCAGAATTGCAAAAATCTAAACAAAGCGGGGATAATAATAAATCTTTAATACCATATTATTTTACTTCAAATGGTTATTCTTGCACTGATGCCGGTTTTGTTTTGAAATTTACTTTAGCAGGTCTTGATGATGATGATGACGCTATAAAACCACGTAATTTTAAATGGTCAAGTGACGGTAAAATATCAACAATAGCAAATGATTTGTTGGAAGGATCAGTTTTTACCGCTATAGTTTACATTGATCCAAACGGAATTGATGTTAATACACCACCTGTGAATATTGACGGTGGATCATTTGTAAATCATAAGAAAGCATGTAATTAATTTGAATATTTATTATAAACTATGGATCAAAAAATTACAGATTTAGATTTAATAACAAAAGATGAAATGAATAATAACAATTTATTATTCATACAAGATATTTCTGAATCTGAAACAAAGAACATGGTGATATCAGATTTGACTCAATATACTATTAGTTCATCAAATATTTTATCATCTTTAAGAAGTGGATCATTCACAGGAAGTTTTTATGGTATTGTAAGCGGGTCAACATCATCATCATCTTATTGTGATACTGCTAGTTATGCACAAACTACATTTTTATTAAATTATATACCAGGAATAAGTAACGGATCAAGTTCATATTCACTTTATTCACTTTCATCATCACTTTCAGTCAGTTCATCTTTCAATATATCTGCATCATTTTCAGTTACGTCATCATATTCAAATAAAACAGCTTATGTATCAGTATTAACTGCAAATACATCATCAACGTCATTAACCGCATCAAATGTTAACTATTCATCATATTCAAATACCGCTTTGTTTTTGAATTATAATGGAATTGATAATGGAACATGTTTACGTTCAATTATTGCTGAGAATGCAAGTAACTCTTCAATAGTAAAAAATTTAAGACCAGGTAATACATCTACATCTTCACTTGCAATATCATCAAGTTATGCATTATTTGCTGAAAAATCATTTTATATAAAACAAACTGAATACTCAAAAAATAGTGCAAAATCACAATATACATCAAAAAATGTATATGCTTATATAAATTTTCAAGTTACTGGTATAAATAAATTTGATATATATAGTTGGAAAAATATAAGAACAACAGATCCTATTAAATGGAAACAAACAGGTCCATTTGGATTATTTTATATTTATTTTGATAAATTTACTGAAGTTGGAACTACAACAACGGTTGTATCTGATTGGAATTTTGAAACTTCACTTTTTGTTGTTCCAAATAATATATTCAAATCATATTCACTTCCAAATAAACATTATGGGATGGTAACAGGTGTTTGGAGTGTTACTACTCAAATTGTATCACCAACTTTTGATGATAGATATTTAAAAGCAAGTAATAATAATCCAAGTAACATGTTAATTGGATCTACGTTTTCAGTAATTGCATATAAATCAACACAAAATTTTCCACCAGAAAAACCACCATTGGGATCTACAAATACCATAATTCAAGTAGGAGGATGTGCAGCATTATAATTTTATGTCACATATAATAACAGAATTAAAAAATCTATCATTAGGAGAAGTTACCAATAATGATTTTATTGTTGTGACTGAAGTTACTAATAGTTTAGGTGAAATTCAAACTAAAACTATGAACTTAGGTGAGTATACTAAGTACAATATAACTTCATCAAATGTATTGAAATTATTCAGATCTGGTTCACATAGCGGCACATTTATAGGAAATTTGACAGGTTCTTCATTGTCATCATCTGTATCAATAACCGCTAGTATTTCCAATACAACAAATTATTTGGGTTATTCTTCAAATAATGGTACATCATCATATTCTATAAATGCAAATAGTGTACCTATAAATTCAAATAGTTCATATGCATTAACATCATCACATGCAACAAATTCCGTTACTTCTTCAAGATCATCTTATGTAAATATATCACCATATGTACCAGATGAAACAATTACATATAGAGCAGACACATCTGATTTCTCAAATAATTCTATTACCGCGTCAAATTCTCAAAAAACTAATTATCTAAATTTTGACGGCACTGATAATGGTATTATTTATCATGCAATCAGTAGTGATACCTGTTCATATGCATCAGTTGCAACCGGTTTATCATATCCAAATATATCAACCGCAAATAAATCAATAACATCAAGTTATTCTTCTACATCCATATCCGCTTCTTATTCACTAAGTTCTTCTTACACAGATTTTTCAACAAATTCTATTTTATCAGAAAGTGAAGCTCACGCATACGTTACACTTCTTATAAATGGAACATCAACTCAATTAGAAGATGCAATTAAAAATGGAAATATAAACAGTGTGGTTAGTATAAAACAATATTATAATATTAATAAAGTTATAATAAGTCCTGGATATAACAACTCAATTGATATTATAGTTCAATATGAAAATGAATTGATTGATGAAAAAACCGCACTTATTAAAATAGATAGTTCTAGCAGATTGCAATATGATGATGCAGCATATCTTAATGATAATGATTTATATAATTATAATGAACAATTAAAGGCAGATAATATGACAGGAGGACCGGATGCAGTACCGTGGGACATAACAACAGGAAAAAGTTGTTCAAAGAGTACCGCTAAAATAACTTTAATTGGAAAAAACTTTGGATCTACAGGTACAAGTGGAGGGTTTTTAGGGTTAGGTGGAGGAGGTTCTGCAGTACAAACAGAAATACCAGCATCTAAAGCATTTAATAAATCTTACATTTCATTGATTGTATTGAACGCAAACGTAATTGGTGAAGGAAAAAATTACCCAGAAATCCCACCAACTACAATTGCTCCAAAATGTTAAGGTGTTTATTTTAATAAAGTAAAATGAATATAATACCAAAACTACTATATTTATAATTTATAGTGAATTATGTCAATAAAAATTAGTCAATTAAATGAGATTTCCGCTTCAAACATGAGCGGTTCTAATTATTTTCCAATAGTTTCAGACTATGAAGCTCCTGCATTTACTGCATCAACATACAGAGTATTAGTATATCAATTTCAGTCATTTATCTCAACCGGTAGCTTTACTGGATCATTTTATGGACTATCTTCTGGATCATTTATTGGAAATTTAACAGGAAGTATAAGTGGTAATGCAAATTCATCATCATTTTCTACATTTGCACTAACTGCTTCTTATTTGTCTTCTAATAATCTTGCTACATCAAGTTATTCTGTCAGTGGTGGATTTGCTTATTCAAGCAGTTATGCGGATTCTGCTGCAAGTTTATTATATCCAAATTTATCTACTGCAAGTTTTTCTATTAGTAGTTCTTATGTACAAACTAGTAGTTATTCAGTAACTAGTTCATTTGCACAAACAAGTAGTTATGTAAATCAATCAACGTACTCAATTACTTCATCATATTCACAAGTATCAAATTTGAGTTATTCTTCAACAAGTGCAAGTTATAGTTTAACCAGTTCACTTTCATTGAGTAGCAGTTACGCATTGACATCATCAAGAGCTATAACAAGTAGTTATAGTATTAGATCATTTTTAGCAGATACAAGTAGTATTAGTATTGTTGCAAATACTGCTATAACTAGTTCATATGCTTTACAGGCATTGAATTCAGTTAATGCAGTGACTGCATCATATGTAATTACCGCATCATATTTGGATGTATTTACACCAAAACGTAAAGTAATCTTTTCTACACCAGGTACACATTCATTCCAAATCAAAAAGAATGACTTATCTGTTCTTTCCGGTAGCGGACCATTTACCATGAGAGCTACTGCAATTGGGGCTGGTGGTGGTGGTGCTGGTGCAACTTCAACTGGTATAAATGATGGTGGCACAGGAGGTGGTGGCGGAGCATCTGCTCAAGGAACCTCATCCTTTACTCCAAGTACTATTTTCACAATTGTAGTTGGTGGTGGTGGAGCTCCAGGAACTGGATCATCAAATGGATCAGGAGCATATGGTAGTTCTGGTCAAAATGGAACTGATTCTTATTGTTATAAGATATCAGATAATTTTTATTTGGCGTATGCTGTTGGTGGCGGTGGTGGACAAGGAGGAGTATTAAATCCAAATAGTGGTTCCGGTGGATCATCTGCACTATGTTCTGGAAGTATTTTTGTATATTCTGGTGCTGATGGAGAAAAATCCACAACACTTTCAGGTTCTGCTGGTGGATGTTGTTTTTATGGTGCTATGGGAGGTATTCAAAACCCATCAATTTCTACAAGTCCAAGTTCATCATGGAACGGATATGAGGGTGATTATCCGGGAGGTGGCGGCGGTGGTGCAAGTTCATTCTTGTCTGTAGGAGTAATTAACGGTGGAAGCGGATCACATGGACAAGTAATACTTGAATGGTAAAATTTTAATTTTTACTAACTGTATATACGCATGAAAGATTTATTCAAATTTGAAAGACTTGTTGGAATATCATCCTTATTTATAGCAAGTTGCGCTGCATTTTTCAGTATAATTGGTATTGGAATGTTATTTAGTGGATCTGCATTAGCATCCATGATTATGGCAAGTTCACTAGAAATAGGTAAATTAGTAGCTACCAGTTTTTTATATAGATATTGGACCAAAACCAAGTTGTTACTCAAGATATACTTGATTTCAGCCGTTGTAATATTAATGATTATTACTTCATTTGGTGTTTTTGGATATTTGACATCAGCATATCAACAATCCGCAATTGAAAGTAAGTTGGCAGAGGATAAAATTTTAGTTATTAATGATCAAAAGAAGTATACTGAAGATAAAATTAATTCCGCAAAGAAAAGAATTGAATCTATTGTTGCTTTAAGAAACAGTCAAGAATCAAGATTGAGTGAAAGTATGACAAATGTGGTTATTAGTCGTAATCCAATTCAATTGGCGCAAATACAAGAACAAACCAAAGAGTTGATAGACAAGAGTGAAAAAGATATTGAATCTGAAAACGCTAAGATACAAAAAGGAATAGATGAATTACAATCATTTGACAAGAAGATTGCTGAAATTAAGATGGAATCTGGAAGTAAAAAAGACATACAAACATTTAAATTTATATCAGAACAATTCAATGTAAACATGAATACTGGTGTTACTTGGTTTATTGTTGCTCTTATATCAGTATTTGATCCATTAGCTATATGTTTATTATTGGCATATAATACTACATTGAATTTTACGGATAAGGTTGAAAAGCCAAAAGAAAAAGATGATATAAAGATATATCAACATCAAGATTCAGTAACTGAACCAGAAGAAAATGTAGAATCTATAGTAGAACAAGCAAAAAAAGAAGCACAAGAAGAAGTTAAAAATGAAAAAATAATTAAAGAGATAGTTACTGAAATTAAGGAAGTTCCTGTTGAAAAGATTGTGGAAAAAGAAGTTATTAGAGAAGTTCCATCTAACAAAGGTCCACATTTTAGTTTTTAGTAAAATAAAATTAAAATTTTTGAATAAAAATGTTGTTTTTAAGTTATTATCTTATATATTTAGATATCAGTCTAAATTATATATATGGATATTGCAGATATTAAAGAAATAATGTCGCTTCTAAATGAAGCAAAGAACAGTGAAAACTGGGATTTAGTTGATGAGGTATTGGATTATATGTCAGATTATCTAGATGATGATTCTGATCTATCAGAATAAAGATTATGATTATTATACTATCAGTGTTATTGACCGTTTCTATTTGCGCTAATATATTTTTAGGTTATGCACTAGACATCAATCTTGACAAAATAGAAACATACCAAAATTGGTTTTTAGATATTAAAAAGGAAGTATCCGTTACGTATTCAAAATTAAAAGATTTAGATGATAAGCAGATGTTTGAAAAAGATGATGATGTAGGTTTTGTTTTTTCCGAGATAGTGAAATTAATTGAAAAATTAAAGGAAAGGACTGAATGAAAAATTCAAAAACTGTTGGACTTAAATCAAAGAAAAAAACAATAAATATTAAAAATAAATCAAATAAAAAAGTAGTTAAACCAAAGAAAAAGATTCAAATAAAAACAATTAAACCAAAAAAAGTATCAAAAAAAGTTGTTGAATCAAAAAAATTAACTACGTCAGATGTAACTGTCACATCTGATATTGTTACTGGACCCAAAAAAAGAAAAAAGAAGATCGGAGAAAAAATGTATTTTACCACAGATACTGAAAAAGCCATTATTCAGTATAACAAAGAACAGTCTATGGATATTAGAAATGAAATTTATGATGAACAAATTAAACCATGTTTTGATAAATTGGTAGAAAACGTATTCAATACATTTAAATTCACTTATTTTGATAACAGTCCTATTGAAATTCAAAAAGAAACAATTGCACATTTAGTTGCAAACATGCATAAGTTTGAAGAAGGCAAAGGTAAAGCCTTTAGTTATTTCAGTATTGTTGCTAAAAACTATCTAATATTCCACAACAATAACAACTATAAGAGATTCAACCAACACGTTGATATTAGTGAAACTCCAAGTGATAGTACTGTTTGTTTACAAACCACTGATTCTTATCATGATGAATTGGAAACCAGTGAATTTATGAAGTTGATGGTTGATTATTGGGAAAAGAATATTGGTAAAATATTCACCAAACAACGTGATTTAAACATTGCCAACGCTGTAATTGAATTGTTCAGAAACAGCGACAGAATTGATTCTTTCAATAAAAAAGCGTTATATTTGTATATTAGAGAAATCTCTTCTTGCAAGACTCAACAGATTACCAAAGTAATTAATAAGATGAAACAGTACCAAAATACTATTACCAAGTCTTATTTAGACAGAGGAACATTAAAACAAGAGATGTACGCCAGATAAATTTAAGTAAAACACGGTATTTTCAATATTTATAGTCATGGACTTAGATTTTGAATTATATAAGGGTAAAAAATACTCTAGTTTACTTAAAGATGTGGTTGTTAATTCTGAACAGAAGAAGGACCAAATTGATATTTTGGTATCTGATCTTCGAAGTATGATTAAAACCGCTAATGATGCAATAGTAGTTGTACCACTAATTAAGGATTATTTGGATGTTTCAGTTAGAAATGATGAACAACTTGTCAAATTAGCCGCAGTGGTACAACGTATTATTAGTAGTCAAAGTCAAGGTGAAGACGGTAATATGGGAATGTTGCTCAGTGAAGATGAACGTAAACAGTTGATGGGTGAAGTAGAAAAGATTACAAAAGAAATAAACTCTCCAATTGAAATAAACGCTAAGAAATAATATGCCAGGATATTCCACATATAATTCAGTAATAGCACCAGTAAGAGTTGAAGAGAATAGAGATAGTATTTTAAATTCAACTTTACAGTTTGAACCTGCGGTTGTATTGGATGTGATCCTTGATGATTCACATCCAATTTTCAAAACAAAAATTAACATCAATCCAACTGAATGGCCTGATGCTGCAAATGATAAACCAGCGGATCAAATAGATAAAGATTATACGTGGATAGGAAGAATTTTGGTAAGACCATTTAGTACACATAAAACAGTTGAAAAAGAAAAACTACCATGGGCATTTCCATTGGAAAATACAGGCATAACTGAATATCCACTTGTAAATGAAGTTGTAGCTATAGTAAATTATCTGGGTAAATTTTATTATACTAGAAAAATAAATCTAAATGGATTTTCAAACAATAATGCTGATCCTACATATGAACAACGTGTTGGATCAAACAAAGGAAACAGAGAAATAAAAAACAATCCAACTGATCCCGATGTTTTATACAAAGGACCAGTTTCATATTTAACTGCCAAACAATACAAGAATACAAGTAACGTAACTGTATTGGGTAGATATTTTAAATCAAACGGAAAAATACGTTCAGTAAAAAGATTTGAAGGTGATACTGTAATTGAAAGTAGACATGGACAATCTATTAGATTTTCTGCTTATGATAATATAAGAGACAATGATATAAGTGATCCAAAATATACTGATTATTACAACAAAGATGGTGATACAAATCCAGTAAGTAATAAATTAGCAGGATTTGGTAATCCAATGATTTTGATTAGAAATAGACAAAAGAACATATCAAAACCTACACCTGATGTTTCAGAAAAAAATGCAGGTGGATATGTATCAGAAGATATTAATCAAGACGGTACATCTATCCATATAACTTCAGGATTAACTGAATCTAGTTTTAAATCAACATGTCAAAAGAAAATATTTCAAGATCCTTCAGTTTCAAAAGAAGAAGTAGCAGCATTTTCTCCCCCAGGTTGTACTAAATTTAGACCGCCAATACTTACCGGAGATCAAATTGTAATTAATAGTGATAGAATAATTGTAAGTAGTAGAAATGGAGAAACTATACATTATTCCAAAAAGAGATATGGAATTGTAACAGACAATGAATATACAGTAGACTCTCATGGTCAGATAGTAATGACCACAAACACAAAAACAGTGATTAACAGTCCGGCAATATATCTAGGTCAATATGATCAAACAAATGAACCCGCTTTGTTGGGTCAAACAACTGTTGACTTTCTGTATGACCTTGCAGATTTAATATTAGATCACGTTCATTGGCAATATCATGAACATGTCACATCCACAACAAACACTCCTGCGGATCAATCTGGTCAAATAGCAGATTATCCAACACAATTAACCACTCAAATTCCAACACCACAAGAAAAATTGAAAGCTTGGAGAGATAGTCTTGATAAAATCTTAAGTAAAAGAGTATTTTTAACTGGAGGTGGTTATGCCCCAGGAAGAAATGGTGGTTCTATTGAAGGCGGAACTCCTCCGACTGATATTAATGTATTTAATGGAAGTGGTGTTCCTGGAGGTTATAATGGTAAAACAAGAGGTCCAAATCCATCAACTTGGAGTTAATTTATGTATACTTTACCCACACCACCATCATTAAACTTACAAAATCCACTAGGTTCTGTACCAACTCCTAGTTTGCCAAGTATTCCTCCTCTTCCAAGTGCACCAAAATTGCCTTTAAAAAGAGTATCTGGACTTGATTATAAAAAGACATTCACAGAAACGTCAGCATATAAAAATTTAAAGACAAATATACCAAATACATTGCCATCAGTTCCGTCTGTTCCATCAGTACCAAAGTTTTCACTGCCATCACCTCCTTCAGTGCCATCAGTACCATCAATTCCTACTATACCACCTACACCAACACTTCCAAGTATGTCAAATTTGCCTACTGCTCCTAGTATTCCTTCAATACCAAAGGTTCCAGTACCAAATGTACCTCCAATATCATCTATTATCAAACCACCTGCATTTCCAACGATACCTAAACTTAAAATTGTACCTATTGTGCCTGGTACACCACTTTCAGTACAAGCCTCTATGATAAAACCAAGTTAATTTTGGTAAATAAATAAAACATTTTGGTATATAGTAAAATATAATTATATAACATCAACAAGTATGAAAACACAAGAATTAAAAGAGATAATCAGATCAGTAGTAAAGGAAGAACTTCAAAAGTCTCTTCCAACTCTTATTCCTAATATTTTGAGTGAAATATTAACTGGTCAAAGTAAACCAACGGTCAGTGAAAACTTTGAAAAACCAAAAGTTTCACAAAAACCAATTGAAAATGTACAACCAGCAAAAAAGACATTTAAGAAATATACAAATAATGATGCTTTAAATGTTGTCTTGAATGAAACTGTAGGAGGAGTTCCAAGAGAAGGTGCTTATGTAGGATTGATGGGCGCATTACAAAGTGAAGCTTCTAGTGGTATTAATATTAATGAATCAGTACAAATGCCGCAACAAATCACACCAGTTAATGAAGAACAATCTAAAGTACTTAATGTCATTAATAGAGACTTTAGAAAATTAATGAAAGCAGTTGATAAGAAAAAGTCATCAGGAGTTGGTGGTGGTTTAGTATCAATGTCATAATATGAATCCAATTGGTTTAACATTACCTTTAAAATCTGGCATAAATGGGTATTTTGAGCAGTCATATGACACTCTAACCCAAATTAAAGCCAACATCACTAATTTTTTCAATACTAGACCAGGTGAAAGAAGATTTAACCCTCAGTTTGGAACAAAATTATATAACTATCTATTTGAACAAAATATTGAAGGGTTTGATGAAATTTTAAAGAATGTTATTAAAGATGACATGAATTATTGGTTTCCAAATGTAATTGTAAATACTGTATTTTTAGACATTACAACTGCTCAAAAAAACAAGAACACTGATAATTATATAATAAACATAAAAATACAATTTACGGTAAACAATCAAACTGATGTACTTGGATTAACTGTAACAAGCAATTTATAATAATATGGCAGAAACACAACCAAAATCCTTTCAACCTCTTAATAAAGATATAAGATATCTTAATAGAGATTTTGCGTCATTTAAAGCTGGGTTGATTGAGTTTTCAAAGAACTATTTTCCTAAAACTTACAAAGATTTTAGTGAAAGTTCACCAGGTACAATGTTTATTGAACAAGCCTCATATGTAGGTGATGTATTATCATACTATATTGATTATCAGTTTAAAGAATCATTGATGCCATATTCTGAAGAACGTAAAAATGTAATTGCGTTGTCTAAATATCTTGGATACAAAACTACTCCAACTAAATCATCTATAACTGAGATTGAATTATTTCAATTGATTCCATCAAAGGTTGATGCTGATGGAAATTATGTACCTGATGAAAAATATTGTTTGTCAATTAGAGAAAACATGGAGTTAATAAATAACTCTAATCAAAATTTTATTATAAGCGAACCAGTAGATTTTTCAGTTGATACTAGATTTTCTCCTAGAGAAGTTAGTGTGTACTCCAGAGATTCATTGGGAGTTCCACAATTTTTCTTGTTAAGAAAAACCGCTAAAGCATTTGCCGGCAAGATTGTAACTAAGAATTTTACTGTTGGTGCTGCTACTCCATACTACAAGATTGTATTGGAAGAAAAAAATGTAGTCAACATAATTTCAGTTATTGATGAAGATAACAATAAATGGTATGAAGCTGACTATTTGGCACAAGATGTAATTTTTACTGATGTAGACAACTCACAAGTTACAGATGAAAACTTCTATATTTACAAATCAGAAGTTTCAAAAATTATAAAATCATTGAAGACTTCAAGAAAGTATATAACTAGTATTACTGCGGATAATACAACTTACTTAGAATTTGGTCCTGGTTTAGATAATTATTCTGATGAAATAGTTTATCCAAATGCTTCTATTGTTGGTATTGGATTATCAAATATAAGAAATACTGATATTTCATTGGATGGAAGCAATTTCTTAAAAACAAATACATTTGGAGCTGCTCCGGCAAATACAGTTTTAACTATTAATTACATAATTGGAGGAGGGTCACTTTCAAATTGTAATGCAAATGAAATTACTAGAATTAGTTCATATCAATTGTTGAATGATGCAACATCTTTAAATCCGAATGAACAAACATTATTTAATACAGTACAACAAACTTTAAGAGTAAATAATTATACTGCTGCAGTTGGTGGTGCAGATGAAGAATCAGTAGATCAAATCAAACAAAATGCTATTTTGAATTTTACCACACAAAATAGATCTGTAACTAAGGATGATTATTTGATTAGAACTTATGCAATGCCACCAAAATACGGTTCAATTGCTAAAGCTTATATAACATCTGACACAGATTTGGTGTTGAATCTAAAAAATGATGTATCTGGATTTGTTGATTACAATAATAATACTACTGACACAAATAATTCAGTAGATAACTATTTTAGAAAAATCAATTATGATGTAACCAATCCATTTTCAGTTAATTTGTATGTTCTTGGATACAATGAAAATAAAAATCTAACACAAATTAATGAAGCTTTATTTTATAACATAAAAGAGTATTTGAAAAAATATAGACTTTTAACTGACGGTGTGAATATTATTGACGGATATATTATTAATATTGGTGTAAATTTTAAAATTTTAACATACAACAATTATAACAAAAAAGAAGTGTTAAATAATTGTATTACTAAAGTAAAAGACTTTTTTAACATTGACAAGTGGAGTTTTTCACAACCAATCAATTTGAGTCAATTGGAACTAGAAATTGCAAGAGTAGAAGGTGTACAATCTTTAACAAATGTTGAAATTGTAAACTTAACTGCTAAAGATGGTAACTATTCACCACATGAATATGATATTTTATCCGCAACAAAAAACAAAATAATATATCCATCATTAGATCCATGCGTTTTTGAAGTCAAATACCCTGACATAGATATCAAAGGAAACGTAGTATAATATGCATACATTTTTATATCCACAAAAAGATACGTACATAACCAATAAAGTAGGGTACGCTGACAGAAATTTTGGTATTGATGAAATTTTGGAGTTAAAGGCACATCCAACAACAACCACTACTATAGTACAATATTCATCATCTTCAATTAGTCAATCTGCGGATTATAGTAGAATTTTAATTAAATTTGATGTTACTGAAATTTCTAAATCCCTCTCAAATGGTTCAATAACCAGTGATGTTACGTTTAAATT